ATTATAACGCAACTAAATCTAGATTTGGTAGATAATTATAGTATATGGGATTATCACATTCACCAAAAATAGTTACAAATGGTTTGGTGCTTGCACTAGATGCGGCTAATAATAAAAGTTATCCTCGTAGTGGCACTGTTTGGAGTAGTGGTTGGGCTGGATCTTTTTCAAATCCTACATATTCTTTTGATGGAAATTTAAGCACTGCGACTATTCAAAATGGAACTGCTACATATACATTTGCTGGGGGTGGATTGAGTGTTTCTGGAACTGTTCGTATATATGTTACTTTTGGTGCCAGTTCTGGACAAGTAGCTGGTCTACCAAATGTAATTGTGGTTGATGGAACTGATGTATCATCAAAAATGGCTGCGGCTAATGTTTATACAACTGGAGTTGGAGCTGGTTGGATTGATATAACATCAGAAGTTGGGTCAGTATTTAATACTATTGTTATGACCGGAACAGGTGGTAGATCCAATCCATCTATATATGCAGTTGAAGTTGACGGTCAAATTTTGATTGATGCTGTATCATTGACATCTTGGACCGATTTAAGTGGTAATAGTAACACAGGTACACTAACCAATGGTCCTACATTTAGCAGTGCAAATGGTGGTAGTATAGTGTTTGATGGTACAAATGATTATATCTCAACTCCAATAACTGGAACATTTTCACAAATAACTTTTGATTACTGGGGATTTTTTGATGATGCAACTCTGAGTACCACTTCAAGAAATGAAAGTGCCTTCGGCGACTGGACTAACGATAGAATTCACTGGGGAACAAGATGGAGCGTTGGAATGCACTGGAATGTGAACGGTGCGTGGACAGAAGTGGGAACGACCAACCTTAGATACGGATGGAATCATTTTTCATTGGTATGGAACAATAACACATCACAAAAACTAATTTATATCAATAAGATATTATCTTTGTCCCAAGCAACGAACGGAAATGTAATTTTGGGAGATTTTAGAATCGGCGTGGCAACGACATTGAATCAATATTACAGAGGTAATATATCAAATTTTAAAGTATACAACAGAGCATTATCAGCAAGTGAAGTATTGCAAAATTATAATACAACAAAAGGTAGATTTGGATTATAAATCAAATTAAACTTAATTATTTTAATATTTATAAACAATGAATGTTAACAAACATCTTTATTTGATGGTTAAAACCCATACTGTCACTGGATTGAAATATCTTTGTAAAAAAGTAACTACTAGTGATTCTAAAGCTATTTCATACTTAGGTTCTGGAACAAGATGGAATAATCATTTAAAAGTCCACGGAAAACATATAAATACAGAAATAATTGTTAAGTACGAATTAGATAAAATTGAAGAATTTAGTAAACTATGCATTGAACATAGTAATAAATTTAATATAGTTAAAAGTAATGATTGGGCAAATTTAATTGAAGAAAATGGATTGATGGGAGCGGTTTGTGGTATAAATAACCAAATGTATAAAAAATCAACTATTGATAAATTAAAAAAAACAATAAATTCTCCTATACATAAACAAAAAATGATAAAAAATGCTATTGAAACCAATAGTAGACCGGATGTCAGGGAAAAAATACGACAATCTAAATTAGGAGATAAAAATCCATCTAAAAGACCAGAAGTAATTCAAAAAATTAAAGATCATTTCAGAAAACCTGAAGTTTTGGAGTATTATAAAAAAATTAATTCAGGAGAAAAAAATCCAAACGCTGACTTATCTATTTATTCGTTAAAAAACATTAAAACCGGAATTATTTTGATAGGAACAAAACATTATATTAGTAACCAAAGTGTTATTCTTAACAAACTTAATAATAACTTATCTATTTTAATTCTATCAAATATAACAAATTTCAACCGAAAAAATAGAAAAACTAAAACTGTAAAAGGATGGATTAAACTATGAGTAATGCTAATTTAGATCAAGACAGAATTCGATTTCCAGGATCAGGAAGTGCAGTTACTTTGGCTAATATTCCGTTTGGTTTTTATTTGACAGAACCTACTCCTGTTAGTTTAACAGCAAGTGTTGGTTATTTTGAATATGACTGTGAAAAGAGTGCGGAATGGGCAGCAAAAAGAATGGGGTATCCAATCATTGATATTGAATTAATTGATGTAAATTTTTATGCTGCATTTGAAGAATCCGTCAATGAATATGGCGCTCAAGTAAATCAATTTAATATACGAAACAATTTATTAAGTTTACAAGGATTGCGTACTGCGGACAATCCAAATATCAATGGTAAAAATGTAATAGGAACAGGATTACCATATATAATTCAATTAACAAAAGGATATGGAAGTGAAATTGGTGTAGGTGGATATGTTGACATTAAAAAAGTACCTATTCAATTGAGTGCAAGTCAACAAACATATGATTTGCAGACACTAATTGGCACCAATATTGAAAGTGGAAGTAGAGTTGAAATTAGAAGAGTATTTCATGGTCCACCACCAGCATTTGCTCGTATTTATGATCCATTTAGTATGACTGGTATGAGTTACAGTAATGTACTTGGTGAAATGGGATTTGCTGGATATAGTCCTGCCACACAATTTTTGATGACACCAATATTTGAAGATTTATTGAGAGGTCAAGCAATTGAATTTAATGATTTGGTTCGTAAAAGTGCTTATAGTTTTGAAATTGTAAATAATAAACTAAAGATATTTCCTATTCCAACATATGATTACAAACTTTATATTGAATATGTAGTTGAAAAAGATAAATTTAGTGCAGCAAATACATTTAGTAGTGGAAGCAATTATGATGTGGTTAGTGATTATAGTAATGTGCCATATCAAAATGTTACATACTATAAATTAAATGCTGTTGGTAAACAATGGGTGAAGAAATATTTCTTGGCATTGTGCAAAGAAAATCTTGGTATGATTAGACAGAAGTATAGTACGATTCCAATTCCTGGTGGAGAAGTAACATTGGACGGTTCTGAATTACGAAGTGAAGCGGCATCTGAAAAAGAATCGTTAATTACACAATTGAGAGAAAATCTTGAAGCAACCAGTCGTAAAGCGCAAATGGAAGCTAAAGCAGATGAAACTGAAAAGATGACAGTCATCATGAAGACTGTTCCACTACTAATTTATATTGGATAAAATATGGCATTATTTGGAAGATATTATAGTCAACGAGACATTAATTTGGTTAATCAAATTAATGCAGAATTGATGCGTGACATTATTGAAACATTGGTTGTTTTATTTAAGATTGCACCAAATGAAACCAATACAAACATTTATGGTGAAGCAGTTGCGGCTGAAGGAAAGAGTTTTTATTCTGGTGTAGAATTGAGTAGTATAATTGATCGTGGTGATATTAGTACAGATGATGAAGGATTTGGACCTGATAGAGATCAAACGGTTGTATTTAAATTTAGAGAATTGTCATTAAAAGATGCAAGTTTTTATCCAGAAGTTGGTGATATGATATTATTTAATGATCGTTATCATGAAGTTGATAATGTCGTGCAAGAACAATTTTTGGGTGGTCAAGCAAATAAATCACATAGTATTATTTGCAATACGCATTATAGCAAGTTGAGCAAAATTAATTTAGTTAACCGTCAATTTTAATTATGTGGCAAGGAAATACGAACAATCCAGTACCAACAAATAACAATGTTGAAAAGAACAATCCTATTGTATCTAATGTAAGAAACATTGCATTGGATACTAGACGAGATGAAGATGCAAAGAAAAATTTTACAGTTAGTCTATTAGATATTGATACTGCGTTGATTAGTTATATACAAAATATTATCAATCCTACTGTAATTGACGCTGGTGAAAACATAAAAGTACCAATTATATATGGTAATCCTGAAAAATGGTATGCAGCAAAAGCACAAGGTGCATTAAGAGATCAACAAGGTAAGTTACAAATTCCTTTGATAATGGTTAAAAGAACTTCATTTTCAAAAGATGAAGGTTATCAAACATTCAACCGTTATTTGAGTTATCCAGTAATGACTAAATTTAATGAAAAGAACAAATATGACAAGTTTAATTTATTAAATAAGACTGTTGCTCCTACAAATCAAATATTTGCTGTTACAATGCCAGATCATATTAAAGCAGAATATGAATTTATTGTATGGACAGAATATGTTGAACAAAACAATGCAATATTAGAAAAGATCAATTTTGCTGAAGGAGATTATTGGGGT